TTTAGGATTTAAAATATGCTGTCTATATTCTGCAGGACTTTGTGCAAATAAATTTAACGAAGACACACTCATTACATGTGCTTGTAGCGGGTTTGTTATTATTTTCATTTAAATAAGTTGTATGTTAAACACTAATTTTCTATCGTCAGAAGGTGTATAAGTTATTTGACCTGAGCTTCTGACATACTCTACACTATCTTCAGGTATTTTACCTTTTTCTACAAGTGTATCCAGGAACCATTTGGTCCAAGGCCATTGATTATCGCAATCCCAATTTAATCTATCCGCAGGTTTATACATATCTATCCATATACGTAGATAGCATCCTTTAGGTATATTTATAACAGGTAATTGATCTATATACTCTCCTAAATATCCATGCATCCATCTAGCTACTTTAGACCTTGCAGTATAATGCAAGGAGCCATCATAAATTCTTTGACCATTAATTGTCCAGTATTTAGGTTTTCCTGCTACTAGTGGGTTTGCAATGATTCTATTTTTATTAGCATCTATCAGATATCCTTTAGAATCATAATGTATATGACCCGCTTTTAGTTTATCTGCATGTTTTTTAGGTAATTTTTTAGAATCTGTTTTTTTCCAATATTTTGCTCTTCTTCTTTGAGATATTGGAATTTTTTCTTCATAATTAGGAATTACTACTTTCCATATTTTTTCCATTAATTAAGTTATTTATTAAATTTTTAGAAATATTAAGCCCATGTAGTTTTACATGATCGCTTATATCTTTTACATTAGCAATATTTTTTATAAATATTACTTTAGATTCCATACTTAAATATTCTTGTAAGTTCTCTGCACCTTTAATACCTGTATCATCATTATCGAATAGTATTACTATACTATCGAAATGCATTGCAATATTATCTATCGCTTCGTATTGGTTTCTATTGCCCTCAGCTTGAGGAGCTATAGAAGAAAATCCCATCTCGTGCAAACACATCACATCTTTAAGTGATTTCGTTATTATAAGAGTGTTTCTAGAAAAGTCTAAAGCATCATAGCCTTGTATGTTATCTTTAGTGACATTACTCATCCATTTATATTCTCCTTTATTTGCAAAAGGTCTATATACTTTGATATTATTATCAAATTTATAGCAATATATAGGATTGTAATTATTATATCTTAATATAAGATTTTTATTTAAGAATATATATTTAGCAGAAAATACATTATACTTTTCTAAAGTTTGTTTTGTAATCTTATAAGATCCCCAGTATTCTATATCTTTTTTTGTAAATACTTGAGGCTTAAACTGCAATAGTTTTTTATTATACTCTATTTTATCAGGTTTATACTCTTTGTATTGTCTCTGATATGTAGTAGTATTAGAATTACCATTCAGTTTAAGATTAAAATCCTTATTTATTATGTTTAAAGCCTCTATAAAAGAAACTTTATGTAATATCATTACTAAGTCAAAACAAGAACCTTGGGCACCATTAAAATCTTTAAAACGAAGCTCTCCATTTGACAGAGAGTATACAACAAAAGAAGGTACTTGATCTTTTCTAAGAGGAGATCTAAAAGCTTTATTTATAGTGAAATTTGTCCCTATATAATATCTTAGAATTTCTTCCTGGTTTGTTTTTTCAAGAATAGCTTCTTTAGATAATCTTTCAGGTAAGTTTATATTATTTAGATCGTACATTATTATATAAATAAAACTGAGCCGTCCATATTTCTACAGACGGCTCAGAGATTAATAAAATGTCACACTAAATATTAAAACGGAAGGTCTACATCGTCTGTTTGCTGTGCTTCCTGAGTTGCTGTAGCTGCAGTCTTTTGCAGTTTATCGTATTGAGTAATACGCAGTGAACTATTTGCAACACTCATAGCCTCAATAAAAGGAGCATAATTAGGAACTGCATTGTAGTCTTTGTAGTCATAAACAACTTTAAGTCGTACAGGCACGGCTTCGGTATTTATATTACTCATTACTTGTGCTATATTAGTACAAAGCTCAGAGAAATTACTGCCTTTTACATTGAACTGATCTTTAGGCATAAACGTAGTACAAATATGCTTTACTCTAATAAGCATATTGTTTATTCTCCTAAGTACTGCATCCTCTTTAGATTCTCCTTCTTTAGGAGTTACATATTGAGGATTAACGTCAAACTCATTATGAGTTAATTCATTACCATTAGCATCTGAAAATTTAAAGCTCATGTAAGAGTTTCCATTCTTGTCAGTCTTTACTTCCATACCTTTAAAGGTACATCCTTCATTAACTCCTACAGGAATAGGAGTTGCTCCAGTCATTCCTGATGCGTCTAGTGATTGATTAATTTCGTACATTTTTTATTATTTATTAATTATTAATTATTACCAAATATCATCTGATGTGTCTTCGTCCCCATATTCTCCTTGAGATGTAGTTTCTTCTACTGTCTCTTCTGTATAAGAATCATATGTTTCTTTTGAATTGTCAACTGTAGTTTCCTCCTCTACTGTCTCTTGTAAAGATACAGAATTTTCTTCAGTTTCATTATAAATCTCATAAAATTTATAAGTAGAAAAGTCATCAAAAGTTTTAGATTCTTCTTTTACAGATATAGATACTTTACCTGTTGTAGAAAGGTTATACGTACTTCTAAGGTCTCTGTTATGAGGCATATTATTAGCAATACCTTGAGCATTAATAGCAACTCCTTTATTATCTGGTGCTAAATAAAGATAAGCGTTACCGCTGTCTGAATATGCAATACCAAATTTGTTAGAAGCTTTGCTTACTCCCATTCTACTTAAAAGTGCAGGAGAGAATTTAATAGAGCCATTGTCTTTTAGCTCCATTTTTAAATCATCTCCGAATTTGTTCATGCGTTCTACACGCTTACCTACTAGTGTTAGTTTCATTCGTAATATTTGTTAATTGTTTGAATTACTTGGTTTATATCATTTGGAACTTTCAGTTCATCGAACATTCCTTTTGGGGTTTTGCCTGTAGTAGTACCATCACTTTGTGTTATAAAATAATGTTTGATACCACCATTAGGATCTTTTTCTACTTCTGTAAATAATACAATAGTAAACATACCCTCCATGTTTACTTTATCATCTACAAGCTTGCCTATAGTTTTAAACTTAAGCTTTCTGTTACCTGACAGATCTGTGGAAGCTTCTGCGTGACCAATCATTATGAATGTAATATCATCTCGCATATTCTTACCTGCATTTGCAATTTCCCATGCATGCAGACCTATTTCAGTAAATTTCTCAAATCCTCTTTCATTAGCTCTACGCATAAATTCATTTGCCATAACATATGTAAAGTCATCAACGATAACTGTTTTAATGTGGGGCATATTTTCATTTATATGTTTAAGCATTGCTACTATTTTGCCAGCATTGTCTGTTGCAATATAATTTCCTTTAGGATTATCTTTTGTTAATTGAGAATAGTTCTTTTTCCAACCTCTAAAAGGCATTGGCTTCTTAGCTACATTTACTAAGAATGTAGAAGAAGGGTCCAATGTTTCCAGGCTTGTTGATTTGCCAGAACCAGATTCTCCGATTATTAATATTTCTTGTGACATTTTATTATTTATTATTAAAAGTTAGTTCTCCTGGTTTTATATATTCATCTATTTTGCTATGTTTTAAATTATCCAACATTCCTAATACAACTCCAGCTTCGCCCTCTCTGTTTTTTATAATATGCCAATATATCATGGCCTGATTAGAGTCAAGGGGATTTGTTACAGGTAAATTGTTGGGTCCATAGCTTTGTAAATGAAGCATAAATGGTTTATGAGATATAAGAACTACATCTGAGCCGTGAAATACAGCATCACTACCAAAAATATCTTTTTTCATTGGATATTGCGTAGTAGGATTTGATATACGTTCAGCTCGTTCTATATCTCGATTTAATTGACTTAAGACAACTATAACTATCTTAAGTTCTTTCTTAATAAGCATAAACATTTTATAAAGCTTAGTAAGTATTTCTCTTTCTGAAGCTCCTTGAGCACCTTTAGTAAGTAAAGTATGATCTAAAAATACTACACTTCCATAGAAAGGGCCTTTTTTACCTTGCTCTTTCATATGGAATTTATGTATAGTATTATAGATTTCTTCTACATTACCTGGAATATCGACATAATAAATATCATAATCGTTTATAGTATCTTCTACTATAAATTTTGCTCTTTCAAAATCTTTATCTTTTAGATTTTCATTACCAGAATATAAATCTGACGCTGTAATGTCAAGTTTAGAAGAAATCTTTCTCCCTACTTGTTTCATTGACAGCATCTCGAAGTTAAAAGATAGTACTGAGAACTCTTCATTCGGATTAAAATCAAATAGACTTGTCTCTAGCTCATTTGCTATAGAAGACTTGCCAGACCCAGACATACCTGCAATGGTTACAATAGTACCCCATTCCATTCCGCCTGTAATCGTTTTATTTAATTTGCCCCATCTTGTTTTAAGAGACCGTATAGTACCTTTTCTTCTTTGATCTATATACTGTATTATTTCATCACTTGCCTTCTTAATGTGTTTATAAGAAAGGTTTTTATTAGATGAATTTGCCGCCATAATTTACATCTTTTTTAGTTTCATTGTTATCTGTTTCTATAAAATTTAAAGTATCTCTCCATATCTCTTGCTTTAACCAATTCTTTAAAGTTTTGACATATGTTAAACCTTGAGCTTTTTGTTTTTCTACATAATACTCAACAGCTTTCTGCATTTGAACAGGCGTTGCTCTTCCAGATTGTAGCACAGAGAGATATAGTTTTTTAATCTCTTTACTACCTTCTTTAAGATAATCAGTACGCCCATTCATTCTAATAGCTTTAGTTGGATAAGCAGATATAAAAATGTTAAACTCTTTTTCATATACGCTCTCCGCTAAATCTACTAGGTCTTCGTCACCAAGGAACGGGTTATCACTTTTAGCATCTTCATAACTATCTACCATGTCTTTAATAAATTGCGATCCTTTAGAAGTAATTAACCATTTTTTATCTTCTGTTTCTTTTAAAAACCCTCTTTCTTTTAGATTATTTAAAATCTTTAAAGAAATAGGATTTATATTATTGCTATACATTTTAATAAGAGGCTTCTTATCATATGCAAAACAATACAAAACAAAATATTCTTCTATGGTTAATTGAATATCTATAAGGACTTCAATAAATAACTTACCAAATGCTATCATTGTAATAATTTAAATAGGTTAATATTAGCTTATATCACCAATGCTATCTACCCATTTAACTGTATGATCTCCTTTCGTTCTTGTTCGTACCCATTTGACTTCTTGTGAACCTTTTACATATAGATTCACATAAACTGCTTGTTTTCCATCAACTTTTCTTAATGTTCTGCCTGTCCTTTGGACGTTATCCAGAGCTTTTGAACTCCCTGCACAGCATATACCAAGGGAACAGTCAGGAACATTAAGACCTGCATTTAATGCCTTAACAGAGCTTAAAACTCTAATTCCAGTA